CATAAAGAGTTTCAAGATAAAATTGAAAAAACTACTAATCCTATGGATTATATAGAAGAAAGAACAACTTATAAAGAAGTTGCAAAATGGATGAGAGAACATGGATATGATAATGTCGCAAAGAAATGTGATAGACAATACCATAAGCTCAAGTCAGGTGGTAACATAATGAGAAAAACTACTGAGATTCCTAAAGATAAAATAGGAGCCTTTGTAGGTCATATGCCAACATGCTTAACACATCCAGACGAAGACCGATATTTAACAGTAAGAGAAGCTTTATCGCTTATGAAGTTACCATTTAACTTTATACTGTTAAATCCTAAAAGGTCGTTGAACCACATATGTCAAAATGTACCAGTGACTACAGCTGAGCATCCTGCTCGAATGGTTCAAAAATATTTAAACAATCAGCTTGAGATGGTAGACACAAAGTTCTTAGTTCAGGATAATAAAAAAAGAACCTATAATTTTGAAAAAAACAGTTTACAACTCACTGATTTTATGGTATAATAGTACTATAGAATTTAATAAAGGAGAACTATGCCAAGTATAGATTTAACACCTAGGAAGAATCGTAATCCTAGAGACAAAAGACCAGCAAAAGAAATGCCTTTTGATGTTGGTCTTAGAAGATTCAAAAAAGCCTGTGATAATGCAGGTATCGTACAAGAGGTACGCAAAAGAGAGTTTTATGAAAAACCTGCAGCCAAAAGAAAAAGAAAAATGGCTGAAGCTGTTTCAAGAAGTCGTAAACAACAAAGAATGCTAGACGCATTTAATAGGCCATCAAAGGCCAGGAGAAGATAATATGTCTATAATGGATAAATTAAAAAAGAATAGTAAAATTAAAGATACATCTATTCTATCTGATTCAGTATTATTTGCTGAAAAAGATATAACTGTCACTAATGTTCCAATGGTTAACGTTGCGCTATCAGGTGATATCGATGGAGGATTAACTTCAGGACTTACAGTTCTTGCTGGCCCTTCAAAACATTTTAAAACTTCATTTGCTTTATTGATGGGTGCAGCCTATCTTAAACAACATGAAGATGCAGTAATGCTATTTTATGATTCAGAGTTTGGTTCACCCCAATCTTATTTCGAATCATTTGGCATTGATACCGAAAGAGTATTGCATACACCAGTCCAAAATGTCGAACAACTTAAGTTCGATTTGGTAGGCCAACTTGAGAATATCGAAAGAGGAGATAAAGTAATTGTTGTTATTGATTCAATTGGAAACTTAGCCTCTAAGAAAGAGTTGGAAGATGCCCTCAACGAAAAGTCAGTCGCTGATATGTCGAGAGCTAAAGCATTAAAGGGACTATTCAGAATGATTACTCCTTATCTAACCATGAAGAATGTTCCTTTACTTGCTGTTAATCATACCTATCAAGAAATTGGATTGTTTCCTAAAGCAGTTGTTTCAGGTGGTACAGGTATCTATTACTCATCAGACAATATATGGATTATTGGAAGACGTCAAGAGAAAAAAGGTACAGAAATACAAGGGTATCATTTTGTAATCAATGTAGAGAAATCAAGGTTTGTAAAAGAAAAATCTAAAGTACCAATCTCAGTAACATGGGAAGGTGGAATTGCTCCATACTCAGGATTACTAGATGTTGCAATGGCTGGTGGATACGTAGTTAAACCAAATGTTGGTTGGTATGCTCAAGTCGATATGAAGACAGGAGAAATACTAGAACCTAAAGTAAGAGAAAAAGATACTCTTAAGAAAAAGTTCTGGGACCCAATCTTTGAAAATACAGACTTTAAAGAATTTGTCAAAACATATTACTCTATTGGACATAGACCAATGGTTGATATTGACCTTGATATTGATACGGAAGAGTAATGTATAACATAAATCAAAATGACTACTCAATTGTAGAGAATGAAACAAGCGCGTTTCAAGGTGTCAAACTTAAGACAGGCACTTGGAAGAATGTTATAGTCATATATGGACAAGTTGGCGTCAAAGAAGATACAGCTTTAGATATGGCAACATTAAGCTTTAACTTTACAGTACAGGACCCAGCAGATTTTAGTGTAGACGAACTTGAAAAAGATGAATCATTTAAGAATTACTTAGGCTCAGTACTACAATATATAATAACAGATAGTTTAGAACATGGAGGACATATTGGAGAACCAACTACCGACACACATACTGAATCACCTTCTACATAACGAAGAGTTTTGCAGAAGAGTAGTACCTTATTTAAAGAATGAGTATTTTGAAGGTACACACAAAACTGTGTTTGACCTTATAGTCCAATTTGTAAGCAAACATAATAAATTACCAACATCAAAAATCTTAGAGCTTGAGTTAAAGAAAATACAAGCTCCTGAAGATATATTAAATAATGCTCAAAGATTAGTCACAGAAATTATCGATAAATCTGATATCGATACTGATTACCTAATTACTGAAGCAGAAAAGTGGTGTAAAGAAAGAGCTGTTTATAATGCTATTATGGATTCAATAGGAATCATTGATGGTAAAGATAAAGAAAGAAGTGAAGGTGCTATACCTGAAATACTATCTGAAGCTCTTGGTGTTTCGTTTGATGAACAAATTGGTCATGATTATATTGATGATAGCGAACAAAGGTTTGATTTTTATAATCGTAAAGAAGACAGAATACCGTTTGACTTAGATTACTTTAATAAAATAACAAAAGGTGGTCTACCTAATAAGACACTTAACATTGCCTTAGCCGGAACAGGCGTAGGTAAGTCATTATTCATGTGTCATTGCGCAGCAGGAGTACTTAATCAAGGAAAGAATGTATTGTACATAACAATGGAAATGGCTGAAGAAAGAATCGCTGAAAGAATTGATGCGAATCTCATGAACCTTCCAATCGAATCTCTTGGGTCATTACCTAAAAATGTATTCGATGATAAGATTGGAAAAATTGCAAAATCATCTGTAGGTAAACTTATAGTGAAAGAATATCCTACTGGTTCTGCGCACACTGGTCATTTCAGAGCTTTACTTAATGAGCTTAAACTCAAAAAGACATTTAAGCCTGATATGATATATATTGACTATTTAAATATTTGTGCCTCAAGCCGCATGCGTGGCATGGGTGGAAGTATAAATAGTTATACTTATATTAAAGCCATAGCCGAAGAACTTCGGGGATTGGCTGTGGAATTCAATGTTCCAATAGTATCGGCAACACAGACCACGAGGTCTGGTTTCAGTAATACTGATGTCGGTCTTGAAGATACATCTGAATCGTTTGGTTTGCCAGCAACGGCTGATTTAATGTTTGCTCTTATTTCAACAGAGGAACTAGAAGAATTAGGTCAATTGCTAGTAAAACAATTGAAGAATAGATATAACGACCCAACCAAGTACAAGAGATTTGTAGTTGGTGTGGACCGTTCCCGCATGAAACTATATGATGTAGAGGAATCGGCTCAATCAGACATTATGACAGAAATGGTGCCAGATAAGCCGATAAATAAGTTTGGTGAACGCGAAAGTAATGACTCGTTTGCTGACTTCAAACTATAGACGGAGAACTATATGAACATGTTAAATACAGCAAAAGCATGGTTAATGGCAAGATGGGCAGAACGTACATCTTGGGACGGCGGACTTATTGTCGGCTTATCATTATCATACCTATTACTAGGTGGCTTAGTTGACTTAGTAGCTTGGGTAGCCCTTGCTTACGGTGTATACACTTTTATAGCAAAAGAAGTATAACACTCCTTTAGTAATGATTATCATGGGGGAGCCATCACAGCTCCCCACCTTTTCTCTCACATCAACACTTTCTCACAATTATTTTCAAAAAAAGTGAAAATAATCGTTTACATTTGCTTAAAAGTATGGTATAATATATCTATATTTAAAAATAAGATAAGGAGTTAAATATGACATCATTACAAAAAATCAAACAAGAAGTCCAAGCTATGGGCACAGGTTCAATTCTTAGAGAATTGGAAGGTGGCATGAGACCAGGACTTTGCGAATCATTCGATATGAGAGTAGCTTTCACTGATAGAAATAAAGTGATTGACCAACTAGTAGAGAAAAGAAGTCATGAACTTCATATGAAAACTGTACTAGAACTTAAAACAGGAGTAAGAGTATGATATTATCACTAACACACATTGCTACAAATATACCTGTAGACATTGAATTGGATTTAGTCGAATTAGCTTGGGCTAAAGATAAAAATCCAAAAACTTTAAACGAATCCTGGGAAAAACTTTGTGAATCAGTTTTGCAAAGAACTGGCCATGATATCCAAGGCAATTTTGAACTTGAAACTTTAGGCGGGAGGCCAATACATTAATATGAAAAATCCAAGAACAACTAGTTACGTAATGACAGTACACACAGGAAGCGCAGGCGATATGCTTGAACTCCAAAGACTCAGAAAAACCATAAGCACTGTAAATTTACATGCTAAAGAAAACGAAAAGATTTCTTACATGAATCCAAGAGGAGCTAAGTTTCCTAGGTATTATGTAAAGTGCCAAGGTCGTGGTCCAAGAACTATACACGCAATTGCTGATGGTTCATACGCAAGAAAATACGATCAGTCTTTACCGTTAAGACATGCTGAAAAAATGGATGTATATGTCTATCAAAGATAAAGCTTATAAAATAACAGCTAAGAAAAATCAAAAGGTTGTGGCAGAATATCTCTATGAACTAGAGGAATCTGCTGCAGCTTTTGCCAGTAAAATGAAAGAAAAGGGATATCAAGTTTGGGTTGAAAAGGTATACCTATAATGGAATATCTTTTAGTCGGAATATGTATATCTTTCTGTGCGTATCAATCTTGGCAACTTGGTATACGTGAAGGCGCTGAAAGAACAATCAAAAAATTACATGAAGAAAAAATCATTAGTGTAAAAACTAATGGTAATATTGTACCCAATCCATTTTATATCGAAACTGACTCATAGAATCTTATAAATAGATTTATGAAACGATTTAAATCCTTTTTAGAAGAGCAATTACAGTTTACTATGTTAACACATAGTGATTTAACAAAGTATGTTAAAAAAGGTAATTCAGAAAGATTAGATACGTTCATAGACAAAATCAAAAATAAAAAAGAATTTCTTACTACTAAAGGTGAAGTTGTTATTAAAGACAAAGCTCCTGATAGAGAAGAATTTTTAAAGCCAGGATTTAAATTTAAATTTAATACTACTAAAGGAAATATACAATATCCGGGAGAATTCTTAAAGACTCCTGAATTTGGTGGTAAAGGTAAAGGTTTTGGCACAGCTGCAGAGGATAGATATTTAGCCTCATTTAGAACTGAACTAGAAAGAGTAATGGATGAACAAGAAGACGGAGCTCTTGATATGTTAGTCGGTGGTAGGAAAGTAGTAGTATCAGGCGTTGGACAACCAAAAGGAACTCCAAAAGCTGACTTCTTTTTACTTGACGACATGGGAGAAGAAGTTGCGTGGTTATCGCATAAAGCTGGTTCAAAATCAAATGACTTTCAACAATACGGTGGATTGACACCTAGAGGTACAAAAGGAGCATTTGAAAGAAGTAAACAAGTTAATTCATTTATTGAGAAATTAAAAGAATTATATCCAGAAGGAATGAAAAGTGGAGATTCTGTTAAAAGAGATATAGACCTTAATGGAGATGGAAAAGATATAGTACGTAAATCAATATATGGAATAGATTATGGTGGTAAACCTGGTCTTAATAATATTGATGAATTCCATCAAGGAGAAATGAAGCTTTCTAAAAAAGGAAAGTTTTGGACAATTACATCAAACCATCAAGCTGAAAATGGATTTGTACCAAGAGATGATTATAAAGCTATATTTTATGCAAGATATTCTAGTGACATGAATCATTTTGGTATACAAAGTTGTAGAGCAGGAATCTTTACATCTACAAGACCAGCTAAAAAAACGGAATTTGTATAATGAAACGATTAACTACATACTTATCTGAGGCCGCAGGAAAGAATACTCATATGACACATATTGAGGATTTGATTCTTGACGGCGGAGTTAAGGGGGCTCGCCAAGCTATCAACGCACTAAGAAGCATGCGTGATATGTTGAGTGGTAATGCTAAAGCACCTATAGACATTACTGTTAAGTGGGACGGAGCCCCCGCCGTATTCTGTGGAGAAGACCCAAGGGATGGACAATTCTTTGTAGCTAAAAAAGGAATTTTTAACGCTGAACCTAAAGTATATAAGTCACATGCTGATATAAAAGCTGATACTAGCGGTGACTTATCTAAAAAATTAATAATGGCTTTTGATAACTTAAAAGACCTTGGCATCAAAGATGTTATACAAGGCGACTTTATGTTTGACGAAAGCGATTTGAAGAAGGAGACAATCAATGGAATTAAACATATTACTTTCCATCCTAATACTATCCTTTATGCTGTTCCTCTCGATACGCAATTAGCAAAGGAAATAGAAAGAGCAAAGATAGGTATTATATGGCATACATCATATAGTGGCAAATCATTTGAAACAATGAAAGCTGAATTTGGTAGAGATATAGTTGGTAAATTAAGAAGAACAAAAGATGTTTGGATGGATGATGCAACACTTAAAGATGTATCAGGTACAGCAACATTAACATCATCTGAAACTGCAATGCTAAATTCTAATCTATCAAATGCAGGTAAGATATTTCAAAAGATTGCGTCTAAATCATTAAAAGAAATAGAACAAAACAAAGAATTAAACCTAGTTATTAATGTATATAACAATAGAGAAGTAAGAAAAGGGCAGAGAATTACTAATACAGCTAAACATGCTAAAGGTTTAATAATGTTTGTTAATGATAGATATGCAAAACAGATTGATAAAAGAACTTCTGATGCAGGTAAACAAGTACAAATAGATAAGAGAGATGAATTGCTTGAATTCTTTAGTAAAAGTAATTTAGACCAATTAAAATTAATATTTGATTTACACAATTATGTTACAGATAGCAAATTAATTATTATAAATAAACTAAACGAACTCAATAATATGGGTACGTTTGTAAAAACTAAATCCGGATTTAAAGTCACCGGCGTTGAAGGCTTTGTGGCTATAGATCGAATGGAAGGTGGAGCTGTTAAATTAGTAGACAGATTAGAATTTTCTACTAATAATTTCAGCAAAGATATTATAAAAGGCTGGGACAATCCAGGCTAAATGGGAACCAAGGGTATAAATGTCAATAAAATCATTCAGTGATTATTTAACTGAAAGCACAAAAGAAATTTCGTTTGTTTTTGGACGATTCAATCCTCCGACTATAGGTCATGAGAAATTATTTGATGCAGCTAAAAAGCATTCAAGAGGCGGCAATTATCGTGTATACGCGTCGCGTACAGTAGATGCTAAAAAGAACCCACTCCAATTTAAAGATAAAGTAAAATTCATACGTAAAATGTTTCCTAAACATGCGCGTAGTGTAATGGCTGACAAAGATGTTCGTACAGTACTGGATATAGCAGTGAAATTGTACGACCAAGGGTTTACCAAAGTAACTATGGTTGCAGGTAGCGATCGAGTAAAAGAGTTTGATATACTCTTAAACAAATACAACGGTAAAGATTCTAGACACGGATTTTATAATTTTGAAGGTGCTATACATGTAGTAAGTGCAGGTGAAAGAGACCCCGATGCCGAGGGAGCATCTGGAATGTCTGCCACAAAAATGCGAATGACCGCTCAACAAAATGACCTAGCTGGTTTTGCGAAAGGATTACCAGCTGGGTTTGCAGCAAACGATGTATTTAACGCTGTAAGAAAAGGCATGGGACTAAAGTTAGAAAATACTTTTAGACAACATGTTGACTTACCAGTTGTTTCTCAAAGAAGAGAAGAATATGTTGGTGGCGAATTATTTCAAGAAGGTGATATTGTTAATGTAAAAGGACAAAATACCATTGGCGAAATACTTGTATGTGGTTCAAACTATGTTATAGTAGAATCAGAACTTGGTAAGAATAGACATTGGATTGATGATATAGAATTAGCTGAATACAACGAACTTGGTACAGATGCTACAACAGCTCGTTATCTTAAAGATACTCCACTTAGTGGTAATATCCCATTAGCTCCTCATTCAAAAGATGCAGAAGCTTTACAAAAAGCAAATAAAAAAGGTGCAATAACTGCACAAGCTAAATATCATACAGGTCTATCTAAATCTACAATAGCAAAAAGAAAAGCTCATTTTAATAAAAAATCAACTGAGCCAGCTCCTGGAGATGCAAGAGCTAAAACAAAACCATCTAAGCATACTAAAAAGTTTAAACAGATGTTTGGCGAAATGGCCGACCATTTAACGTTCGAAGATTACGTAATAGAAGCAAAAGGCGCTGATGCAGCATTAAAGAAAAAAGCTGATAAGTCAGGTATGCCATTAGCGATATTAAAGAAAGTATTTCAAAGAGGAGTTGCAGCTTGGAAGACAGGTCATAGACCTGGAACAAATGCAGTTCAATGGGGATTAGCAAGAGTTAATTCATTCACAACAAAATCAAGTGGAACTTGGGGAAAGGCCGATAAAGATTTGGCTGCAAAAGTAAGAGGAAAATAAAAATGAAAACATTTAGAGAAATAAGGGAAGCTAAAGTAAAGCAAATCAAGCTTGATTTCGATGTAGGTGACCCAAGAGAATTTGCGCCGGATTGGCAAGAAGAAGGAGTGTTCCTAGTCAATTGGAATAAAAGAAAAATGGAAATGACTGTTGAAGGAGAGCCAAAAGCTTTAATGAAATGGTTAACCGGTACATATGGTTACAGCTCAGCTGAAGCTAAGAGGGCTATGAAATGATGAAATTTAAACAACTCAGAGAAAAATATATAGAAGAAGCTTCATTCTCATCAAGTCTAATAAAAAGAGCTGTTAAAATAGCTAAAGATATGGGTGGGAATATGACTGGTGCTTATAAAAAAATCGAAAGAATGAAAAAAGGTTTAGGCGACCACCCAGATGTCGAAAATGCATTAAGACTTGCTAACGAATCTGTTAGTGAAGGTACAATGGCTATTGGTATTAAAGATAGAGACCCAAAAGAAAGAGCAAAAGCTCAAGCACAACTTTCAAGCATGTTAAAAAAAGATGGTAATAAAAAAGTAGGTTCTAAAGAAGGTAAAAAGTTTGATGAAGTATTAGATACTTACATATTATCAGACGATTTATTAGCAGATGAATTTGCAAATCCAAAAAACAAAAATATGAAAATAATAGATTTGCTAAACAAACATGCTAAAAGACTTAGAGTTGATTTTTCAGAATCTCTTGAAGAAGGTTTTATGAAAAAGATGTCGCAAATACAGATAAAAAGAAAGTATGGAAGAGTAATCAAAAGAGCTTTATCAAAAGGCAGCCTTGAACTTCCATCAGATGCAGAAGAAGCTTTGTATATGTACGCATTCGATAACGGAGAAATAAAAACAGATGACCCTGATGAATTTACTGACTGGTTAGATGACAATTTAGAGGACTTTTCATAATGATAAAGTTTAAAGAACTAAGAAAACTAAACGAAGTTAATGGCCAAGAAGGTCCAGTACTTAGAATGAGCTATAAGCCTCAACGTCAAAGCAGAAAATTACCAAGTCATTCTACTATTACTAAATCAGATTTATATGATGATGTTATATACAATAGTAAGAATTGGGAAATAACTGCTAATACTAATTCATTAGCAATAAGAATGCCAAACCCTAAAGGTCATGAAAAAGATAGAAAAGATTGGATGGACTTAATAAATTCAGCAAAAGGAGATACTTCTAATATGATTAGAGGTGGTGGTCTTACTCAGTCAGAAGTTGATGAACTTATAAGAGATATGAAAAAAGCAGCTAAAGATTTTGGACCAACTAAAATGGTAGTGCAAGAACATGAAATATATGTATCACATAAAACACCAGGAAAAATGAAAGTAGTAAAAGGTCTTATGTCTATGCTTAAAGCTCTTGATGAGTTTGGTATGAGAAACCATGTAAGCGTTGCAAGTAAAGATGGCGTATTAACTCGTATACAAGATGCTGGTCAATATAATTATAATGAATCTGTTAACGTTAACGAAGAAACATTTAAGTTAGTTGATATGTCAAAAAAGACAGCAGCTATAGCGGATAAACTTGCTAAAAAAATCGGACTAGATACTGATTTTGAAGGTGGAGTTACAGGCGTAGAACTAACTGTAAAAGGTTCTAAAAAGAAAGTAGAAAAATGGCTACAATCATTACCAACAGAAAGTGTTAATGAAGGTAGGTATACAGCTGATGATGGCGGAGCATTTGATTCTTTAAGAATCGCAAAATATCTTGCTCATCAAGATGGTAAAAAATGGAGAGGATTACCTTATGGTACTTTATCAAGCTACATAGATGATGGCATGGAAATGCTTAAACGAAACAAATCAAAGGCAAGAGAGATATTATCTCAGCCAACACCGAGGGATTAATCATGAAAGGATGGAAAGAAACATACACTAATATAGTATTAGATGAAAAATTAGGCAGAAAAACAGTAAGACTTGTTAAAGATTTAGAAAAAGCTATTGATAAAACAGGCGACTTAATTAAACAATTACCTGAAGAACTGGAAGTTATTAATGGAGATTATAGTGAATCTTACGGAGAATTAAATTCAGGACAAAATTCTTTAGAATACGGAATACGTCATCTAGAAGGCGATTTAAAAAGTTTAGACAGCTTGTCTGGTGTAGACGAAGAAATAGTCAACGAAAGACTTAAGTATCATTCTAAAAGTCCAGCTGAGCTTAAAGGTTCTGAATTCGATAGAAAACAAGAAATTAAAAACATTAAAAAAATGTTAAAAATGATTGAAAAAGCTCATGATTTTCATTCAAAATTTCAATATAATAATAGAGCAGCTGGTGAGCCCGCTAAAATTACAGATGGTTTGTTTGCTTCAGAAAGTGCATTGTATAATTACATGATTGATATTGAAGATGGTAAGTGGGATGGAAAGGTAGACTTAGAAGACTAATGAAAACATTCTACGATTACTACACAGAAAAGCTAGAGAAAGATGCTGATATGGAAGAACATAGACAGATATCTGTATTTAATCCTCAAGCTCCAGGCAAATGCAGAAGATTACTCAAACGTTGGGGTAAGGTTAATAAAAGAAGTAAAGCAAAGACACAAAGAAAACTAGGTACATGAAGAATTTTAAAGAGTATGCTAAAATAGAAGAAGGTTCATTAGTAATGGATGATTCTGCTATATTAGATTCTATATGGAATGAAGTCAAAAAACAGTTAGAAAAGGATTTAAAAAAAGGTAATGTAGAAAGAACTAACTTAATAGCAAGATGGGCAAAGTTTAAAGTAACTAAATCCGGCCAAGCAAGAGGGAGGTCTTTTAGATATGACCTTAAAAAATAATATGAAAACATTTAAAGAACACGCAGAAATAAAAGAGTTTAGAAGTTCAGGAGGATTTGATGACATTGCATCACTTCGTATGATGGATGGACAAATAATGATTCAAGAATTTATTTATGATGTTCTTAAAGTAATATGGGCCTGTACTAAACTAATAGTAAAAATAATGCTTAAAGGCAGTGAAGGTCTTTATTATGGCGCTAAATGGTCTATATCAGGTTTATATGGTAGATATAATAAGCTAGCAAAAGCAACTAGAAAAGCTGAAAAAGCTATGAAAAAAGCTAAATCAGCAGAAGATTTAAGAGCAGCAAAGGTACATTATATTGACGCAAGACTTAGACTTCAAACAGAAAGAGACATGATTGATGAGTTATCAAAAGAAGAAAAAGCAATATATAAAGCAGATATTGCAAAGATAACTAAATCATTTGATAAGATTAGTAAGACTATAACAAAGATTGAAAAAAATCCAGATATGAAAATTAAAGATAAGAGGTTAAAGTGATATCATTTAAGACATTTCTAGATGAAAAAGGTCCAGGGCTTTGGGCTAACATTCGTAAAAGAAAAGCAAGTGGAAAACGAATGCGTAAGAAAGGAGAGAAAGGTGCTCCTACAGCAGCTGCAATGAAATCAGCATCAGAAGGTTCAGGTAAAAAAGAAACTTGGGAAGATGGATATAAAAGAAGAGTTGTACAAACATCTAGTCCTGAGCATAAAGAAAAAGGTTTTAATTGGAGAATCAAAGGTAAAGATAGAGATGAAGTAACGATTAAGTTATATAAGTCTAAGCCAGATTTTAAAGAGTATACAAAACAAATGAAAAGAGTAGCTGGCCATGAGTTTGGTTAATTTTAAAGAGTTCACAACAACGTTCGGTTTATACGAAGAAACTGGTCAACATGTACCTTTAGAACAACCAATGATTGAAGGACCTGAATTAAATAAACCTAAAAGGTCTGGTGGTCCAAGCAAATACGTTGTATACGTAAAGAATCCAAAAACAGGTAATGTAATGAAGATTAATTTTGGAGATAAGAAGGGTGGTTTATCATCAAAGATAAATGACCGTGATGCTGCAAGAAACTTTGCTTCAAGACATAACTGTGATACAAAGACTGATAAAACGAAAGCGGGTTATTGGGCTTGTAGATTACCTAAGTACGCTAAAGACTTAGGATTAAAAGGTGGAGGTAATTACTTTTGGTAGACCTACCTTTTGCATCCGAAGAAATAATTGGCGGTGAGATAAGAGAATTCTTCCTCGATCGAGATGATGAAGAATATGTTTGGCATCGTGACCATGAACCGCGTGAAGTTGAAATACTCGAGGGTGAGGGATGGCGTTTTCAATATGAAAACTGTTTGCCATATTTGTTAGAACCTGGAATGATTTTTGATATTCCAAAAGGAGAATATCATAGATTAATTAAGGGATATAATAACCTTAAATGTAGGATAATCAAGAATGGATAAAGATTTGCAACAAGTATATACAGTCCAGTCTCAAAGGTTGGATAGAATTGAAGAGAAATTAGACCAAATGGCTCAGGCGATAGTAGCGCTTGCGAGAGCTGAGGAAAAGATTTCGACTCTGGCTGAATTTAATAAGCAGCAGTCAGAACAGATACAAAGTCTTATAAATAGAATAGACCGAGTGGAGCAATTAGTGAATAGCAATGCAAGCACGGTTAATGTAATAAATAGAATATTCTGGGTTATATTAGTTGGTTTAATATCAGCAATAACTTGGGAATATATAATTCATTTAAGCAATTAACGGAGAATAAAAATGAACAACATGTTTAACGATGATATAACAACAAGCATTGCTAGCACAGTAAGAGATGTACTTGAAGGCAAGCCAGCTGTTATTAAGGAGGAAGTAAAATATCCTCACGATATGTTTCACCCAAAAACAGGTGAAAAAGAAGTAGCTAATAACGAAAAAGAGCATAAAGCTTTAGACGCTAAAGGTTATACACATAAAAAAAATGAAGTAGCACAACCACAAAAACCATCTGGTAAACTAGGACAAGATTCTGGTGAAAAAGACTTTGCTGATAAACATAAAGGCAAGAAAGTCGGAGAAAAGGAAGACGGTACTGTAGTTAAAGAAGCAACTATTAGTGTTAGCGAAAAGCTAAAGAAAAGCGGTAAAGATACTTTAGATGTAGATTATATCGGTGATGATAGATTAACTAAAGAACTTGAAAAAAAGTTCAAAGTAAAAATCAAATCAACAGGTAACACTACAGCTGATATAACAGGCGATAGAAAAAACATTATTAACCTATTAAAATCAGATGCTTATCTTATGGATGAAGATGAAATCGAAGATACATTTCCATCATTAGCTGAAGAAGTTCAACCTGAAGAAGACGAAGCTAAATTAAAAGAATCAGAAAAGCAAGCAGCTTATCAAAAAGTATTTAAAGCAGGACTTAAAAAGTTTGGCGCAAGCGGTATTGGCGATATGGATGATGCTAAGAAGAAAGAATTCTTTAATTGGGTTGATAAGAACTATAAGTCTAAAGCAGAAGAAATTGAAGCTAAAGGAAAAGACGAAGAAGACGTAAATGAAGCTATGTCACAGAAAGATATGGAAAAACGTCTAAAGCTTATCAAAAAGGCTGTTGAGAAAATCAATAGACAAAACCTAAGAAATGCTAAAGCAGACGCTATGAAGATGATGAAGCAATCTGGAATGTTTGATGAAGATGCATCTGACGAAGAAGAGGTTGATGAACTTACTGATAAACAAAAGAAACTTCCAGCTGGTTTACAAAAAGCTATTAAAGCAAAAGAAAAGGAAGAAGTAAAAGAAGACGTCAGAGACATGAAAAACTATAAAGATAGAGATCGTAAAGGTCATGAAGCTTATATGAGTATTCAAGTTGTTAAAGGTAATACTAGCAATAAGTTTGATGATGACTTCGGTTTTTCTAAAGCTGAGATGGTTATGATGGATAAACTTATTAGCAAAATCAAGAATATGCATGTATCTAGTTTTGATGGTGGTTCTTCAGGGCCAGCTTCTTTAGAGTTCTACGGTGACGAAGCTTCTCTTAAGAAATTTATAGCAGATAAAAATGTACAAAAGATTGTTAAGAAATATAAAGGTAAAGTATCAGGACCAAATAAGGCTTAATTATCTCTTATAGATAATATATGATGAAAATATTTGACGAATTGACAGACAAAAACTTTAAACTTTTTGCAGCGCAACAATATAACAATCCGGAATGTACGGATGTTGAAGAATTTAAGAATGACCTTTCAAGATTTAAGTATCTTAAAAGGCTACTTACAAGATATGAAGAACATGGCGAATTACAAGAGAGACTAATACTCAATCACATCATAGTTCTTTATAACGTATTTGGTATACAATCTTGTAATAAAATGATGTGGTTTAAGATAGAAAAAGAACACTATCAATATATTAAACCATTTTTAGTTTATCTTCACTATCTACCAGAGGATGAAAAGGTTGAAGTTGTAATGGACCCTAATATTGTAGAGGTATTAAGAGAACTATAATGGGAATTATATCAAGAGCAGGAGATTTATTTTACGCATTTCGATTTTTGAAATTGCTCGTTACTCCGTTCGAGAAAACGAAAGCTTTTGAACTTGGTATAATAGACGAAAAAGGTAAGGTACTTAAGAAAGCATCAAAAAGAACTAAGCCAGAAGAAAAATCTGCTTATACTGTTTTTCACAGACTCGTATTTAATCTTAAAAGGCTCGTAGGTAAAGTACCTGGCGGAAGGTCTGTAGTAGCACGTTATGGAGCTGCTCTTTTCCTTATAAGAGAACACACTGGAATGTCAGAAAAGAAAATGCTAGAGACATTAGAAAAAGTATTAGAAATCGATATTGATTCAAATGAACTAAATGAAAGTACATGGTATCAAGATGATGACTTTAATCTTTTTCCAGGTAATTATATACTAACAGAAGATATAGCATCGATTACAACAGGTGAAGTTATTGCTCTAAAAAATCAAAGAGTTGTAGTAAAAGAATTACAAGCACCAATTGGAAGCTTCTCGAATATAAATATCTATAGGGTCAAACATTCAAAGACGAATCAAGACCTTTATATAACTAATAGGGATATATGCAGATGATGACATTTAAGGAACATGCTCAGTTAGATGAAGCATTTCCACTTGCAGGTCTTATAGGTGCAGCACGTATAATAAGTTTTGGATTAACAAGAGCTGGTATAAACGTTGCTAAAATAGTGGCGCCTTTTCCTTTTGGTGGAATAAAAGGTGCAATAGGCGGAACCGTATTAGGAAGCATAGCTGCTAAATATGGCTGGGATAGTATTATAGAAACTCAAGCCCTTGGAACGCGATTAGTAATGGATATAGCAAAAGCTTTTGGTGGAAATATTTCAGCTGCAGTAGCTGCAGCAATATTTGAAAAGGTATTAATTATTGGAACTACAGTAACTTTAGGAGCTTTATTATTAGTATTAGTACCAGCGAAAACTCGTAAGAAAGTATCAAGATCGATAAAAAGTTTTAAGAAAAAGACTTTAAAAATGTCAGATATAAAAGCTATAGGTAAAAAAATAAGAAATGAAAAGAACATTTAAAGAATTTGAATCAATGTGGGAAGACGCAGCAGCAAATTCTGTAGGCGGTGGTGGTGTATCAATGCCAGCAGATGCAATGGGTAAAGCAGCTCATAAAAAACATAAGAAAAGAGTTTACGATGGTAGAACTAAAGAAGGTAAAGCCTTTGTTAGAAGAATACTAGATAGAAGAAATAAGAAAATGCTGAAAGGGAGCAAGATAGATGAAAACGTTTAATGAGTTTAAAAAAGAATTAAGTGAAGCTTATAAGTTTGATAAAAACGACTTTAGGTACTGGAGACCTGGTGGAATGGAACTTAAGCTTAGAAATGGCGCATACGGATATGACGTTGAACAGGCATTTAAAAAGGCTGGATATGATGTATATGGTAGAGATGTAGATATTAATAGAGATTCTATTAAATTTAACTCATACAGTAAGCATTGGGGAACAGATGATAAAAAAATACGTAAAGTAGTATTAGATGTTCTTGGTGTAGATATCGAAAAATTATAATATGAAAGATTTTGTTATTAACATGTGGGAAAAAATCAAATGGTTTTTAAGACTATTCCAGAAACGATATACAATTCATGTATCATTCGATAATCAATGGGGTAATGGCGACGACCAAACTTACGTACATGTAAGAAAAATAATCAAAGCAAATTTTAAAGAATTAAAGTTTAGAACTGATGATAAAAGAACGGTGCATATAAAAGGTATGCAAGGTTTAAGATATAAGATAGAGGACGAATAATGATTGAAAAAATAATTTCAGAACAGTTAGGTGTTGAAATAGATACAGTGACTGATGATAAAAACCTAATGAATGACCTAGGCGCAGATTCATTAGATACAGTACAATTAGTAATGGATATTGAAGAAGAATTTGATATAGAAATTACTGATGAAGATGCCGAATCACTACATACAGTAGGCGATATTAGAAAATATATAGAGGACAATACATAATGAATCAAATGATGATTGGATTAGTACTTATTCTTGGACTAGGAGGTTTTTATCTATATAATGAAAATCAAACTCTTACACAGAATAATATCAAATTAGAAGCAGCTGTTGAAGAACAAAAACAAACAATGGCTATAATGAAAGAGCAATACGAAAAACAAGGTAAAGCTCTTATGAACATGAGTAGAGTAAATGCTCAAATAGAAGCTGATAAAGCTGAATATTTGGCTATATTTTCTAGACATAATTTAGATGTACTTGCACTAAAGAAGCCTGGACTCATGGAAAAAAGATTTAATGATGCAAGTGAAAAAGTAATGGAGGGACTTGAAGATGATACTAAAGAATTATATAACCTTAGTAATCCTACTATTAATAACTAGTGGTTGTTCTTTATTAGGAACAAAACAACTAGAGGTCGTATCTAAACCTGTACAAATAGATATCATGCAACCAGATTTGCCAAGGACTGTTGATTTAACAGCGCCAAAATGGTATGTTGTATCTGAAGCAAGAATAACAAATCCATGTAAAAAAATAGAAGATAAGAGACCAAAAACATGTGACTTATCTGAAAGAGAAAATCCTGATTGGCCAGAAGGTTATACATATCTGGATAGATTCCTTGATGAAATGAAGGAACAAAATAATGGTGAAGTAGTTTTTGTAGCTACATCAGTTGGTGACTATAAAGTTATGGCTGAAGATATGCAAGAACTTAAAAGATACATAAAACAATTAGGTGAAGTCGTTATATATTATAGAAACGTTACGATGCCTAACGGTGAGAAAGGTGTCGGAGTTGGAGTACAAACTCCTGAAAATGTAGCCGAAATAAGAGGCTAAAAACTTAAAATAAACGTTTACAAATCGCACGATTTGTGGTATAATATATAATATAATGAATACAACTACTATAAATGTCACTAAACGAGATGGGTCAATAAAACCATTCGATTTAGATAAAGTTCATAAAGTTTTAGAATGGGCAGTTGAAGATATATCAGGCGTATCAATGTCTGAAATAGAACTTAAAGCTAACATACAACTATATGACAAAATTGCAGCTTATGATATCCATGAGCTTTTAATCAAATCAGCCGCTGAATTAATTTCAGAGCATACACCAAACTATCAATTCGTAGCAGCTCGTCTTATATCTTATAAGATGAGAAAAGAAGCTTATGGAGAATACACACCTCCACCATTAACTCAAATCATAGAAGAAAACATAGAGTTAGGAGTATATGATAATGAGATTGTTAATATATATTCTGAAGATGAAATTGTAGAGCTTGATGCTTATATTAAACATGAAAGAGATGATACATTCACATACGCAGGAATGGAACAATTTCGTGGTAAGTATCTTGTTCAAGATAGAAGAACAAAGAAAATATACGAAACTCCACAAATACTTTATATGATGATATCAATGACTCTCTTTGGTAAGTATAAAGAGAATAGATTAAAATATGTTAAGGACTACTATGATGCAATATCTCAATTCTATATATCACTACCTACTCCAATCATGGCAGGGGTTAGAACACCGACTCGACAATTCAGTTCTTGCGTCCTTATTGAATCAGGAGATTCCCTTGACTCTATTAATGCTACTGCTACTTCTATTGTTAGATACATAAGTAAAAAGGCAGGTATAGGAATAGGCGCCGGCTCAATAAGAGCAAATGGTGCAAAAGTTGGAGATGGTTCAGTAGTACATACTGGATTGATTCCATTCTTAAAATATTTCCAATCAGCTGTAAAATCCTGCTCTCAGGGAGGTGTAAGAGGAGGAGCTGCAACTGTATATCTGCCCTTATGGCATCATGAATTTGAAGACCTAGTAGTACTTAAAAACAATAAAGGTACAGAAGAAAATCGTGTAAGACACATGGATTATGCGTTTCAATTTAATAAGCTTATGTATCAAAGGTTACTTGAAGGCGGTAATATAACTTTCTTTGACCCAAATGATGTACCTGGTTTATATGAATCATTCTTTGTTGACCAAGAAAAATTCCAAGAGTTATATGAAAAATACGAAAGAGCTCATAGTGTAAGAAAGAAATCTTTACCAGCACTTGATGTATTTCAAATGTTTTTAACTGAAAGAAAAGATACTGGTAGAATATACCTTATGAATGTAGACCATGCTAATGACCACGGTTCATTTATAGCAGAAAAAGCTCCAATCAGAATGAGTAATCTTTGTTGTGAAATTGACTTACCAACAACTCCTTTAAACGGTCCTGATGATAAAGATGGAGAAATATCTTTATGTACATTATCAGCTATCAATTGGGGACTTATAAACGAGCCACATGAATTTGAAAAATATTGTGACTTAAGTGTAAGAGCTCTTGATGAGTTATTAGATTATCAAGGTTATCCAATACCAGCTGCTGAAAGAGGTACAATGAATAGAAGACCTTTAGGCATAGGTATTATCAACTTAGCTTATTTCTTAGCAAAAAGAGGACTTAAATACGATGAATCAGCATATAAGATTGTTGATGAATATGCTGAAGCATGGTCATATTATTTAATAAAAAGTTCAGCAAACCTTGCTGCTGAGAAAGAAAAATTGATATATAATACAGATACGAAATATTCTTTAGGAATACTTCCAATCGATACTTATAAGAGTGCAATAGATAATCTTGTAGAGTACAGAGAACGTTTACCGTGGGAAGATTTGCGTAAGCAACTCAGAGAAACTGGCATCCGAAACTCGACTCTAATGGCTTTAATGCCAGCCGAAACAAGCGCTCAAATAAGTAATAGTACAAATGGTATTGAACCTCCAAGAGCTTTAGTATCATATAAACAGAGTAAAGATGGAGTTATGGCGCAAGTTGTGCCTGGTTATCATCATCTTAAAAATAAGTATGACCTTTTGTGGGACCAAAAATCTCCCGAAGGATACTTAGCTATATGTGGTATATTACAAAAATATATAGACCAAGGAATCTCTGTTAATACATCTTATAATCCAGAACACTATGAAGATAATAAGATACCAATGTCAGTGATGATACAAGATACTGTCACTGCATACAAATATGGTTTAAAACAACTATATTACTTTAATACTCATGACGGCGCAGGTGAAATGAAAGAAGATGAACATCATACGTATGATGGAACAGAAATAATAGATGATGAGGACTGCGATTCATGCAAGATTTAAAAAATAAAATCAATACAAGAATGGATATTCTTCAAGCTTGGATGGAAGAAGATTACCATTTAAAAAGACCACAAGTAGTTTATGACCATACACTTACAATAAGTAAATTTTGGTCAGTACTTTCAGAAGAAGACAAGGAATATATACAATGCGCACAAGATGCAATAGAAACAAAATCAACAATATCATGGAATCCTAATGGCAATACTACACAAAAATAAAAAATCACACTTAGAAAAAAATATGTTTTTAGACGAGCCAGTTGATGTCGCTCGTTATGACCAACTTAAATATCCACAAATAGATAAAATTACGGAAAAACAACTAGGATTCTTTTGGAGACCAGAAGAAGTAGATGTATCAAAAGACAAAAAAGACTTTGGAGAATTAACTGACCATGAACAACATATATTCACATCTAATCTCAAAAGGCAAATACTTTTGGACTCTGTACAAGGTAGGGCCCCGAACCTTGCTTTCTTACCTATATGTTCGTTACCCGAAGTTGAAAACTGGGTCGAAACCTGGTCGTTTTTTGAAACTATACATTCTCGTTCTTATACTCATATTATTAGGAACATTTATGCAAACCCATCGATAGTATTTGATTCAATGCTTGATGTAAAAGAAATTATGGATTGTGGCTCTGATATCGCAAGATACTATGATGATTTAATAACAGATAATAATTCAGCCACTAATAAAATGCAACATAAGACATCATTATATATGGCAATGCTTTCAGCGAATGCTCTAGAAGGAATACGTTTTTATGTTTCCTTCGCCTGCAGTTGGGCATTTGCTGAACTTAAAAAGATGGAAGGTAATGCTAAGATTATTAAGTTTATAGCAAGAGATGAAAATACTCATCTTGCAGCAACTACTGTTATGATTAAGAATCTATTAAAAGAAGATAAAGATTTCGAAAAGATAGCTAAAAAGAATGAAGAACAAGCTATTAAATTATTTGTAGATGTTATTGAACAAGAAAAAGCATGGGCAAGATACTTATTTAAAGATGGTTCAATGATTGGTTTAAACGAAACAATATTAGAAAATTACGTAGAATGGATAGGATGTAAACGAATGAGAGCAATAGGTTTACATTGCCCATACACAGTTCCTCAGATGAATCCACTACCTTGGACGGAAAAGTGGATATCTGGAGGAAACGTACAAGTCGCTCCACAGGAAACAGAAATAACTTCGTATATAACTGGTGGAGTTAAACAGGACGTTGATGATTCAACATTAAAAGGATTAAGCTTATGAGAGAATTAGGAATGACATTATTAGGATGTTTGGCAATAGGATTATTTTTTGCAATGAAAGTATATCCAAATCTAGAATACTCTGGATATGGTGGAGGACATTCATGCACAGGAGAATGCTACGAAGAATATGTAAGAATAAATGGAACGAGTGTAGATATATTAAAAGCAAAACAAGCTCTTGCTGCAATGGATGAATTTAGTGCAATTAAACCTTTATGGTCAGGTTGCGCAGCATGCCACGGTCAACAAGGCGAAGGTATGGCAGTGTTTCCAAAACTTGCCGGTCAGTCAGCTGATTATATTACTGATAGATTAAATACGTATAAAAACAGAGGAGAAGTTGGACCTATGAGTTCGACAATGTGGGCTCAGGCTGGAATGTTATCAAGTGCAGATATGGAAATGCTAGGTAAATATATAGAAACGCTATGAGCAAAACAACTGAAGAAAAAGTACTACAAGCAGTTAACCTTGCACCAAGTGAAGACATTGTAGAAAGATTAACAGAAATACACCCAATGAGGCAGATATTTTGGGCATCAATAATTCAAGTCTCTGTATTTGGATTTATGCTCTTTGCATTTTGGGCAATAAATTTAGGATTAAAAACATGATAGAAATATATGGAAAAACGCAATGTCCTTATTGCGATATGGCAAAACAACTATGTCAACAGGAAAAATTAGATTATAGTTATAATCAATTGGATGTAGATTTCACAAGAGAACAACTCTTTGAACTCTTTCCAGGAGCAAGAACTTTTCCACAAATCAAAATTGATGGACAATCGATTGGTGGTTATGTAGAATTAAAAGAGCATGTTGCTGGCAGAAGAACTCTGCTTACTGAAGGATGATTTTAGAATGTGAATATTGCTATTCACGAATAGTGATTAAACCAGATGAGCCTATTAAAAT